GAGGTTAACTATAGGCAAATGTTGCCGCTTGTTGCATGGATGATACAAAATGTGTGCCAACATATCAACGTATCATAATGACACATGCACCACGGTTGGCTCGCTTTAAGTATTAATTATTTACTAGTCAATTGTTCATGAGTAAATGATTCCGCACGCGACAGCGAATGCTTGACTAATCATCCATTGACTAGTAAATGATTGACCGGGAGGGGAGAAAATCGCGAGCGACTGTTCTGCTAATTAGCTCACTACGATTCGCACCTTAGTTTTCATCATTAAATTATTTTCTTCATTTTCTTCATTTTTCTAAAAAATTATCATTTTCTAAAAAATTATCAGTATTGAATATATGATTGGGACATATGCGTCCAAGCCAATTGGAATGACCATTTGCGTCCACTTGCATTTGTATCTTGCTCATGTTAACTTTCATAGTCGGTCTATCTTTCAATTACTCATTCATACATTTAAAATGGCTAGAGCGACTAAGGATCTTACAGCTCTTAATGATGAAATTGTTATTAGTGATATTGACGAGAGTAATGGCGGGGTTTCTGTGTATTATGGTACAGGTGGGCTTGGGACTCTTGTTGTAGAAGTATCGGCTGTTGATGCAGGAAATGAGTGGGTGCAGATTAAGTTGAAGAATCCATCAATTGCTGTGAATGCAGAGATTGATAATCTCGCGGCTCAAGGTATTGCGTGGGCTGATATTGTTGGTGTACGTCGTGTGAGAGCTAGGAAGAGTGTTGCTGGCGCAGGACCTGTGACTACGACACTTACAGTTAATAATTTCTAGGTTATTATGAGTCTCACCTACGTCGACGCTTCCAGCAATCAAGCGACTAAATCTAATCCAACAGGATTAGGGCTTGCCTCGCTTGGTGAGTTCTCAGTTTGTGGCTGGGTCAACATGACGACGCTGGTGAATACTCGTGTGTTGATGCAAGGAACAGGTACGAGTGGTGCAATAATTCAAATGCGCTTGAGTGGTGCAACAGGAAACTTCTCGATCGCACAGAACGCTGCTGTTACACTCAATATTATTACTAGTAATACTCCGCTTGCAGCAACAGGAACCTGGGCATTTATCGCAGCGGCAATTAAAGTTGGGACAGAGGGTCACATCTATAAGGGTGATCTTGTTACACCAGCGACTGAATGTACTTATGGTACGTATACAATCGGCACAGGACCACCGACAGCAGAGACAGGGACCTTAGAGTTTTGTCTTGGAAATGGTCCAACCACAGATAACTCTGCCCCCTCGTGTAAGATTGGTGGACCGTGGCAAGTTTACAATCGTTTGGTCTCACTTGCTGAATTTAAGATAATCCAAGATTGCGGACAAATACAAGGAACAGGTTGCAAAGGTAGCTGGCGTCCTGGTGATAATGGTGGAGCTTCTGTTACTGATTTATCAGGAGTTGGAAATACTCTTACAATAACTGGTGCAACAGTTTCAGCTAATCCTCAAGGATCATTCATAACTCGTTCAGGATTGGTTCTTGGTGCTTCAGCAAATTATTTAACAGACGGAATCACGTTTGGTTACAGGTATTTTAAACCTTCCCCTTCAGCACTTGCACTTCAAAATTGGGGAATGCCTTACCGTGTTTTGTTTAATTGGCATGGTTCGGGAGAAAATGGAACTGATAACTCTGCACAAATGAATGGTTCAGGATCAATTGCTCAGTTACTTGGCTTTTCTACTCCGTCAACAGCATCACCTACATGGCCAGTATTATCAGTATTCCCACAACAACCAGTTCAACACACAGGAACTGATCCTGATTGGGCTAGTCCCGGAACTGTATATGCATCTAGAGTTAGATTCATGATGGAGGATATGATTCTTGCAGACCTTCAATCATTACATAGTATTGATACAACTAGAATATATGGAGCTGGGTTATCACTAGGTGGACGTAGGATGTTTGATTTCGCTTATGAAAGACCAACTCGTTATGCTGCAATCATTCCATGTGCTGCTAATATTGATTCAACATTCTCAAATGTAGTTCCTGGAATTGTACCGCCAACTGCCACAGATGCTGAAGCAGCAGCAATAGTTGTACCGAGAATTATTGGTATACCTATTAAGATGTATAATTCGTCAGCAGATGTATCTATGCCTCCTGCTGAATATCAAGCTGCACTTGATGCGTATGCAGCTGCTGGTTTAGCAGCAGGAACTTTTTGGACAAATACTGGTGGTGATCACGTAAATGCTTGGACTGTACCTAACACAGCATTAGTTAATCCAGCGGGTTCAACACTTCAAACTTGGTTATTTGCACAACAACGAGCAGCAACCAGTAGTGGTATGGGTGTTATGAGACGACGAAGGAGACGGCTAACATGAAGAAAAAGAAACCACCTGTTAAAACGCCTGCTCCACCAAAAGGCGCGTTCATGAAGGGAATCAGCAAGCATATGAAACAAATCAAACCACCTAAGGTTGGAGGAAAAAAGTAATGAGTACTTCTAATGAAGATGCTGCTTCTCCTGCTGCGGTTCGATCACGTGGTGAGTTAGGGAGGGAAATTCTTGGTTCAACGTTTGCTCAAGGTGAGCCTGGACAAAAGCAACCAGAGCATGCTGATCCGCGTCGCAGTGCTGAGGAAACTGTAAAGCAGATTGAAGAGATTCAAGGACAATTTGCTGGTGAGTCTTATAAGTCATCTGCTGAACGTTCTAAGGCTGGCGGTAATATTAATCCGATTCCGCCTCATGAAAGGGAGCTTCCTCGTGGACCAGCAATCTTGGCGGCTGCTGATTCTGCTGCGGGTGCTCTTGGTGCAGCGCGTGATCATATCGTCAATCAACTAACTGCTGATGCACGTATCTCTGCTGATCCTCGTTACGAGCGTGATCAGCTTGTGTACAAGCTTGGTCAAGAAGGGAAGCTTGCTGGTATTGAGCCTGCTCCTGCTGAGGCAGCTGCAGCCGCTCTTAAATCTGGCACGCCACCTGAAGTGTTGGAACTTGTACCAAAGACGGCAGAGGAACAAGTTGCACAAGATATGCCTCGTCTAGAGGCACAAGATAAAAAGCCAACTAGTCTTGCATCAACTGTTATTCCTGCTGGTGAGCAAGATTCAGCTGATAAGAATAATGGTAAGGATGCACAGGATAGTGGCAAGACTGGCGAGTCTGCTGTTAGTCATGCCAAGGCCAGAGATGGTGAGACTATCAAGTAGATGACATTCCTTCGTTAATACCTCGCTGATGAGGGAGAAGGTTACTGCTACCATATACATCATAATATAGAGGGGCCCATCTGGGTTTATTATGATAGGTAGCAGGAAAACATTTTTCCATTGCTGGAGATTATCATGGAAGCCGTAAATGATTTACAGCAAGATGAAGTTGAACCAAAGAAAGCTAGATTAGGAAAGTGGCAACCTAAAAAGTGGCGTCCTGAGTATGATAGAATTGTTGGATACTCAGTTCTTGGTAAGAGTAATATTGAAATTGCTACGAACTTTGGACTCACTAAAGAACACATTTCTACCATTCTCAACTTACCTCAAGCTAAGGAATTAGCTGAAAAATTGCAGATTGCTACTAAGCAGAGAATGCTGGAGAACATCCCAGATACTCTTGATTATGTAGCACGTAAGACCACAGAACGATTGAAGCAAATGATTGATGATGATGAGTTATTTGATAAATCTCCATTCGCAGTCATTGATCGAGGTGTTGATATATTGAAGGGATTGAGTCATTTGCGTGGTGGTGGTAATGGCGCAAATGCTATTAATGTTGAGAAAGCAATTATTGTTCCGGCTGAACAGGCGAAGGATTTCTTTAGAGGTATGACTAAGGCTGATGAAGCAAGACGAATTAATGGAAACACAAATAAGCCAGTTGCCATCATCGAAGGGCCTAAAGAATGAGAAGGGTGAGGAAGTATTCGTAACTGATAATATGGTTGATCAGCTTCTTCTTGGTGTTAATAGTGGAGAAGCTCTAAAGAAGGCTGAAGAAAAGGTTAAGTCTCTCAGTAAAGAAGAGACACGAAAGATTAGAATTAGAGCAAAACGTGATCTCTTCTTTCTTTGTTATAGTATTCTTGGTAATATACGCTTATCTCCTAATCTACATGGAAATCTGTGTTATCATGTGGAATCGACAGAAAATAGACGATTTCATGAATATTTGCTAGCGCGCGGTAATTTCAAATCTACAGTCATCACAATTGGCCACACCATCCAAACAGTACTTCCAGTCGAAAAAGAAGATTTAGAGTATGATGGATGGTGGTTTGGTGAAGGTGAATCACCACATTTTGAATTAGGAATATTACCTTGGCCAGCCAATCTAGGTACTGAATGCAAGGTGATGATTGGTCACGAAACGCATGAAAGCTCGGCTAGATTTCTATATGCGATTACCAATCATTTTACAAATAACTCGCTTCTCATGGGGTTATTTCCGGAAGCTGTACCGAAACCACGTACGCATAGAATCAACAAGTGGGAATTGGAGCTTCCCCGTACATCAACAGGAAGTCCAGAACCCACAATTGATACGTTGGGGGTTGGTGGAAAATCGCAAGGTCGCCACTATAATTATATCAAACTGGACGATATCTTTGGTGATAAAGCGCGTGATTCAGAAGCAGAATCATCTACAACAATAGAATGGTTTGACAACATTCAAGCTTTCTTTTCACTATTCTCCAAAGATAGATTAGATTTAATTGGCACACGCTACTCTCTTGATGATATTTATGCTCACGCAGAGGAACGTTATGGAAACCATCTCTGTAAGTATGTCAGAAAGATTGAGGAGCCAGATACTAATAATCCTGGCCAGACTATCATTACCTTCCCGGAAGAATTCACGCCGGAAAGCCTTGAGATTCTCAAGAAGAACAAAAAGGTATACAATGCTCAGTATCTAAATGATCCTGAAGCATCTGGAAAAGGATTTGATCCACTTTGGGAAAGGTTCTTTTATTGGAGTAATCCTACAACAATCTTGATAATTGTTGTTAAGGAACAACAACTAATCAACATTCGTGATCTTGATATTTGTTTCCTTATTGATCCTGGGCAATCACGATCTGGTGGATTAGTTATTACAGGAATGGATTATCGTAAGAGAGTGTTTGTTCTAGGTTCTGTCGCTCTCGAAATGAAGCCTCCTGAGTTGACGGATTTAGTGTTTCGTTCGGCTATGAAGTGGCAGCCTCGCACAGTAGCAATCGAAAGTGATTTCTTCATGTCCACCTTTGAGCATTGGTGGAAAACTGAGATGATTGTAAGGGGTGTGAAGTTTCATATCACACCTGTTCACACTAAAAAAGCTGCGAAGGATGATAGAATTTGGGGACTTAGTAACTATTATAGTGCCGCTCAAATCTATCATAATGAGCAACAAGATGAATTTCGTGCTGAATTTAAGAGATGGGGCAAATCGAAAAACATTCATCTACTAGATGCATTTGCATATGGTCCAGAAGTATGGAGACCAGGCTATGCACCAGGTACTAGAATGGAAATGTCTGGTGTCTCTGATGATGCAGCAATGGATAATCGTGATGTGCAAACAGGATATTCAACCATAGATTGAGGATTTCTCATGTATCGTACGTTGACAGATGGAATGCCTGCGTGGATGCAGATTTTGATGCCAAAGTTGGTAGCATTTATTGTTACATTACTTGTTGGATTGTTCACAGCATGGAAAATTGATCTTAATCCTGTTGAGCAAGAAGCACTAACCACAGCAATTGGTGTTGGTTTGGCTACTCTTTATGGCATTCTAAAGTCATATTTCACTGCCAAAAGCAATCCTTACAACGTTAGCTCTCCATCAAAGCTAAAGGAAATTAAAGAGGAAGAGAAAATCAATGGAAATCAACCAAATTGAATACATTGACACTGCAACTAAGCAAGTTTTTGCTAACTTTATGTGGCAATGGTTTCATAAACATAAAGGTGAAACTATAATTAATAAGAAGTTTCTCTTCTTTACCATAAAGATTACTGTTGAAAATCTCGAAATCTTATTCATTCGCCTTTTTGGTCCTGATCCATACGCAGCTTAACAATGTCTGAGTATCCAAGATTAATTTATCTTGATGAGGAACGGGAAGAAGCTCTGAAATCCTACTTGGATACAGAACTTCTGAACCATTCTGCTGAACGTGGGCCTCATGTTGATGATCTTATGAGGTGGCAGAAGGATTATTGGGCAAAACCCACTTCAGAAAGAGCAACATTCCCGTTTACTGGCGCAGCTACAATCATTATTCCTCTTTCGGCTATTGCGATCGAGGCAATTCACGCACGTACTATGACCACGGCGTTTGGAATTCCTCAAATTGTCGCGGCTCATGCTGTTTCTAGCGATTGGGATAAGGCAGCTAGGCCAGTTGAGAGGTTTATGGATTATGAGCTTCTAGTTAATATGAAGTTTCGTCGCGGAATCGGCGATTGCTTCCTAGAGGCTGAGAAATTTGGTACTATGATTGGTAAAACTGGTTATGAGAAGGTCGTAAAGACTGCTGTTAGAACAGTCGGAGATGAAGAAGAGGAATTTGATGTTACGGTACGTCAGGGTGCAACGTTCTTTCCTGTTCCAGACGCGAGGTTCCTCATGCCACATTCGGCAAAGGACCCTCAAACTGCTCCATGGTGTGGCGAAGAGCATAATGATTCATCGTATGACATCATGCTCATGGAAGAAGCGGGAATGTTTTATCCCAACACCATCATCGACAAAGAAGGTGATGAGAATGATTCGAAGAATTGGTCAAAGCTAAAAGGTTGGGTTAATGCTGTTTATAATATGGGCTTCTCTGAAGGAAAGAAGTTTGAAGAGAATCAACAAACACTAGAAAATACTCAACCCGTTTTCCCAGACACTATTGATTGGGTAGAAATCTGGTGTGGATTTGATGTTGATGGTAGTCGTAAACAAAAGGAGATTTGTGTCTATTATCATCGCGAAGCTCGTGTTATTATGGGCATGCGTTATAATTGGCACTCTGATCTTCGTCGACCATATCGTACTAATGTCTACTTTCCAGTAGAACATCGTTGGCGTGGTATTGGTGTTTGCAAGAAGAACGAGCAATTTCAGAGAGAAGTAACTACGCAACACCGTCAGCGTTTAGATAATGCTACGTTGGCGAACATGCGTATGATTAAAGTTAGTAAGCTATCTGGATATGGTCCACGTGAGCCAATCTTTCCAGGTAAGATGTGGATTGTAGACGACATGACACATGTCGAGACTTTCCAGCTCGGAGAAATCTATCCATCATCTTATCAGAACGAACAGGCTACTGTTATTTACTCGCAACAAAGGACAGGTATTAATGAAACAACTCTAGGAATGCCTCAAGTTGGTACACCTGGAACAGCTACTAGTGATCTTGCGAGAATTCAAGAGGGTAATAAGAAGTTTGATTTCATCTATGCGAACTTTAAAGAGTTTACTAATGAAATCATCATGGATTCCGCCGAGAACATTCAGCAGTTTGGTCCTCGTAGTATCTCCTATTACTCAACAGTGGAGGGAGGTGATCTAGTTAAGCAGTTCTTTGATTTGCCTGTTGGTCTGGTGAGGAATGGACTTGTTATTCAGCTTAAAGCTGCTGGACAACAACAGAACAAATTGCTTGATAGACAAAACTGGCAACAAATAGCAGCAATGTTGCAACAGTATTATACTGGTCTTATCGAGCTTGCCATGCCTCTTGGTGATCAACAGCTTACTCAAACTATTTTCTATAAGGGAATGGCTGCTGCAACTGAGGCAATGCGTCAAATCTTTGAGTCATATGACATCACCAACATTGATCGCATGATTGTGCGAGAGTTGGAGGGTAAAATTAGTGCTGGACTTGCAGACGCTGCTGGATCAGTTACCGGCGGAAACACGCCAGGAGTTGGTGGAAATATCACGTCGCCGGGAATGGATCTCCTTTCTGCGGTTAGTGGACAAGGTGCAGGAAACGGCGCAAGCCCAATTGCTGGCCTTCTCAACCGCTGATGAAGCATTTGAACGACGAGGTTTTTTTAATGGTGTTAAGTTAGTTTCTGATATCACACGTCAACTTTACTCTGAGACGCGAGTACCTAAAAATGAAGAACCGATTCATTCTGTTTCGGCCAGACGATCCCCAAGCATTGGTAGAGAATCAGCCGGATTCGACGCTGGAACAAACCCCGCCGACAGACCAGCCTCAGGACCCTCCTATTGATAAAAGTAGAGAGTATATTACAGCACTAGAAAATACTATGAGAGAGCAAAACGCTACTATTCAGCGTTTGCTTGGTCAGCAGAATCAGCCTACACCACAAGCTCCTGCTGCACCAGCTCCCTCAAAGGAAGAGTTGAATCAGCAGTTCTATAATGATCCTTATAACACTACAAGAAATCTGATTCAAGAAGCTCTTGATTCTACAATCAAGCCTCTTGTTGAAACAGTTAGAGGTCTACGGTTTGAAGGATCACCGTATGATCGTATGATGAGTAAGTTTAGAAATGATCCTAGATTCGCTATCGCACTACAA